TGAGAATAGTTGCATCTCACCTCCTGAGAATATATCCCGCTTACAAGCCACACGGATAGCTTCTTCAATATCACAACCAGTGTCTAGTGCACAGAGTGCGTACTGCTTACCGCTGCCTATCGCGGCACACTCCCCGCTTATAGGGAATACAGAGTTAGTGCCATAAAACTCATATATCTCGCCAGTATCATATAAGACAAGGGCAATAAAGTCCTTCTCCACCATATCCTCTGGCATGAGGATATCTAGGAACGGGAATGCCTCTGATGCTGCTTGGTGTTCCAGTTGGGTTGTGAACCAATCTTGGAATTTCAGACTACTCAATGCTGAACCAGCACAACCTACCAGACAACCCCCTATTCGTTTTATTTTAACATAATCATCAGACTCGATAAAATCACCGCTGGTGCAACGTGAGTCCGATGCCATTTCTAAACCTTTAACTACGATTGTTGTCATATATTCTCCTTGTTATAATCCGTGTGTTGGTGAGTATTGGGCACCTAGGTCATTCATCCTATGTATCATTAATTCCCTACATTCACAAGCCATGAAGAATGCTAATTCGTCTCCTAGTTTTTCTACGTTAAATGCTTTAGCACGGGATTTCCCTGTGGTAATATCATACCAAGTTGTGATATAGGAAACGTTATTATACCTGACACCGTTTACACCAGTCTTATTATCTGACCTAATACCTTGATTAGAGGCTTGTTGGTGGTCTGTAGCCCATCTCATATTACCTTTAAAATAACCTATAGTATTATCTACCCTGTCTATTGAGTACTTTTTCCCATCATTTGGGGGTTCACCTACATACTCCATAAAGGCAACAGCATCATTTATAAACTCATCCCCCATCCCAAACTTGTTATATGTGGGATAGTCTGCGTTGTTTTTATTGTAACACCTGCTTTTTATCCTTTTCCAAGTAGAATATGCCTTGCTTTTACCACCAGACTTGCCATGTGTGCTGTTGCGGAGCATTGCCCTAATCTTTCCGCATGGTTTACACATAGGGTATTCAGTACTTTTTATATCAGAGACATTGGCAACCCTATTATTACCGCAGTCACACACAAACTCCCACAATATCTTATTACCTACACCTCTAACATGGTTCCTACCCACAGCGGTTAGACTTCCAAACCGTTCTCCAGTATAATCTCTTATAACTCCCATATTACCCCCTAATTTAGTAAGCTTCTTTCTTTAGCCTTGACAACCATCTTACAGAAACCCGAACGGACAATATCATCACTTGTTGCATGTACAACTTCAACAAATTCTTCTAATTCTGGTTGTCATATATAAAATCCTCTAACCAATCTAGTCCATTTTGACCCTTAATGTCACTCTGTGTAGAATCACCAAGTAGTATCAATTTTCCCTCACCTAGGCGGGTTAGGATTGTGTACATTTCATCGGGGGTTGTACCTTGTGCCTCATCCACAACAATTAATCCATCAAAGCTTTTACCACGTAGGTACTCCAAAGGTATTAACTCAATAGTCCCATTGTTTACGCAGTTGTCATAGAAGTTGAAACCATAGCGCTCTTTAATTACATCAATTAGTGGCATCAGATATGGCTCATACTTCTGACGTAAATCCCCTTTTAGCAAACCTAGTGTTTTACCCATACCAACACTAGGTCGGGCAATAGTGATTTTATCAAATATACCTTTCTTCAACCAATCAGTGCATTCACTCATTGTAAGGTAAGATTTACCAAAACCTGCGGGGGCAGAACATACAATAACTTTACTAGTTTTTAATGCATTGAGCATCCTTTTTTGTGCATCATTCTTAGCTACCACGGGAGATCTAACATAAGTGTGGTCATCATCCCGTACAACACGACCAGTCTCAGCTTTCTTTTCCCAACGTGCATCAACCACCTTGGCTTTATTACGCTTACCACCCTCTGGACGATTAACATGTCGGCTTGGAGTTTCACTACTATTCTTTTTACGTGCCATATCCATCTACCCCTTATAATTATTAAAAATAACTTCCCATTTACTTTTTACTAAACGTCCGTACAACCATGACCTTCTCTTCCTCAACACAATCTAAGTTATAAGCACTATCCATCCAATCCATAGCTTCTGGCTCGCCATTCTTACCACCACCGTACCAGTAAGTCCAGCCAACCCATGAACCATCTACCATTTGTGTTGCTACTTCATGACACTCATAACGTCGAGAGCTTTTAGTGGGTAACCCCGTCTCAACTTCACCTTCACGAAAGTCATATAACCCATCTACTAAGTCATCATTCTCTACTTGTATGTGCTTCATACATTCCACACCATAAACAACTCATCCATCACCTCCTGCGGAATGCTCTTAACCCGCTTAATCCCACTATCCAAATCAACCATCATAATAGCTCCTGCTTCAAATAATCCAGCAACAACATCTGCAACAATTGCTAATGTAAATAATAGTTTTATTAATAGCGTTGTAATCATAAGTAACATTTGTTTTAAATACTTCATTGTTTAATTATCCTCCTCAATTATTTCAAAATTAACATCCCATAATTTATCAATATTAGAAACCATTGATTTAACCGTTAAATCACTAAAATCTAACTTATTTTCTACTGCAACCATATATGCAACTACTAAATCTTCAATACATTTGAGTTGTTCTTTTGTAACTTTAATCTTACTCATTAATACCTCCTCATCAAATTCTGGCAGGGCATCCTCAACACTAATCCAATCGCTTTGTGTTACGCGAGTGTTCCACTGGATAACACATTCCCTCTCAGTATAACATGAGAGCATTATATCACACCCCTCACATAAGACAGACCAAGATTCTATTGCAGATCCACTTAAATGGGTGGTGTCATCTTGGAATATACTGGCTTTGCCACCACAAAATGGACAATCTTTCAATTCACTCATACCAACCACCTCCCCAATAATTCCACTTCAAACATATCCAACTGTACACTCATAACAACATCACCCACTTGCAGCAATGTGTCATACACACGTTGAATCTCGGCCTCATCTTCTGCTTCATTATCTAATTGTTCTAAATAATGTTGGCAAGCATTTATAGCTACGTGTTTTATCACTGTAATGTTCATACTAATCCTCCTTTTGTGAACGTATAGATTTAATACCAGATGAATCTTTAGTTAATTTAAATGCATCTAATAATGCATGTTTAAATGACTCGGCTGATTCTTCATCTGTAAAGAACTCTGCCGCCTGATAGGTGTCAGCGGCAAACTCCCCCTTACGGGCTGTCCACCGTACTGACCATAACTGTACTGATGTAGTCTCTTTAACTTCTTCATTTCTATAAAACCAATTCTTAAAAATCATATTAATGCCCCTTCCCACTATATAAATTCTCCATATACTCATCAACTTGTTGCTCAAGTTGGTTCGAGTAATCCTGTTCTAAATTCATTGTAACACTAAAGAAATTATTATACAACTCAGATTGAACTAATTCTAACATTGTATCTAATTCTTCTGGTGTAAACTTCTCTTGTAGTTTTGGGATGACATAACTAGATGGCATCTCTTGTTCCAAGAAGAACTTGTGGTTCTGAGATGCAACTAGGAGTGATTGTAACATCCCCATTTCATCCTCATAAGCTTGTACTTCATCTTCTGCAAGGTTTGGTTTAAGAAGGTCACCCTCAACTTCTTTAATCCCGTCACGGAGGTTTGAGAGGGTTTTATCCACACTCTCTGTGTATGCTTGGTCTAATGCTACTTTATATTTCTCTAAGTTTGTCAATTGTTATTCTCCTCTGTTGTAAAGTTTATCTGAAAGGTGTTTAGGTAAGTCTTGTACTTTATAAATAAGCACTCCTTTCTTCATTTGCATATTTAAAGGCTTAACTTCATTATATACTCCTGCTGGAAATATACTACCAACAAACTGTTTGATATTTTCAACTGATTTAACTGGCACAAACAAATCAACCATACCAAAACCATGCACGATAACACCTCTACTAATTCTAGATGACATTTCATCTTTTAACTCTTGTCCTGTCAATTGTTATTCTCCTTGGTTATTTTCTAGGCCATTGTTGGTATGGTATAATGTGTATCCCATATTTATTAGAATTATCTATCACATTATCTGATATAGCTATTTCCAAATGACACCAATCCAAATCACATTCAATGTATGGTTTCCACTGGACAACATCATCATCACTTAATTCTAACGCAAAGTCAATGTTTTTTACATAATCTACGTAAACAGTTCCATTACGTTGTTTCACTTCCACTAAGTTTGTGTAGCTTGGGGTTGTTCCTGTTGAGTTACGCCATGCAAAGTGTGTAACTATACACCCATGGAAAGTGCATTCTCCATCGTCTGCAAAATATGTCCAGTTACCGTTGCCATATTTATCCCCATTATCGCTTGCACAATAATCCCCTCGTACAAATACACAACCATCTTCTAAATAATCTTCTACCTTCTTCATTTCCCTCTCCTCTCATTCCAATTAAGACCTACAACATACCACACTTTATTATGATAGTCAAGCAATTATTTCAATATAGATTGACTTTTTCAGTATCTATGGTATAATACTAGCATAAGCTTTTATGGTGTGTCAACAACATACTGTGTTTATATGTAAATAAAATAAGGATTACAAAATGTCTAACAAGACGCTAATGATGATAGTAACTGATTCTTGGGTTAGTGTCAATGCATTTTTAAATGTCCCAGTAGGGGAAAGAATAACATTACACAACGTTGGGGTTGGTTGGGGTATTGTCCTCACTGGGAATGAACCATCTGCATCAGTAGATAGAGGGGTATTCCTCACAAACACGGATAAACCTTCTTATCAACTCTCAATACCACTTAGCTCTCCTGAAGTGTGGGTTAAATCTGCCGTAGGCGATGCTTGCTATGTGATAGCTCAGTCTGGTGACCCAGTATCATTTGAGCCTGACGGAATGCCAAGAGGTGTTATAGAAGGCCTTAATGCTGTAACATTTCAAACATACTCAGAAGTTAATCGAAAGAAGGCCACTCAGTTCTCCGCATCTCGTAAAGTCGAAGCTATAGATGGGCAGGTTTTTGATTCCATCATTCAGACTGGGACAAAACCTATTGATTTAAAGAGTAGGGAGTTTGCGTATAGTGGTTTGGGTTTGGATGCAGATATTTATGAGGGTGTTATATATACTGGTGGTGCTGCTGACCCTGTATACTCATCTAATGGTATTACAGCCAATACATTTGACTTCCAGTTACTAGTAGGTGCAACAATAACAAATATTGGCACTAAATTTGCACCTACTATATATGCTTTTGGGCAGTCTAGCCAGATATCAAGAGGGAGTCCATTATCAGCTTTAGGGAGTAATTATATACTATCTCCAAATACAGCATATTTGCTACGTTTTATATCTAATGATGTTCAAGATATATCTGCCCGTATTGAAGGGTATAATGGTTTTCTAGACCTCCCATTAACAATTTTTTAAATTAAATGGAAATATAATAATGGTAATTGCTTACATCAATATATAAAATATAACCCAACTCTATACTAAACTTTTAACCTAATAAAAGCCCTCCTCAGTTAATTCTGGGAGGGCTTTTTCATGTCTAAATGTTTACTATATTCCACATATCAACTAAAACCCCCTCTCAACCTCCTAGGAAGCCCGTGGTGAGGTTTTATCAATATATCTACATCAATTGTTGTGTTTGATATTATTGTGGCTTAGACGGCTTCTTCCCAATAAAGGCATCCCAGAAGTCTGCCCATGATAAATAGTGATATTCAATTCTCTTGTTCATTAGGTATTCAGAATAGCCTGTCTTACCAGCAGCAGCTCCAATTGCATACCAGAACTCATGCTCATCCATTATTTTGATATCCATTTAATCCTCCTATTAAATCCCACTCATATTCTTAATCACTGTCCCTTTCGGCACAACAATACTCTGCTTCACAAAGTCACAACGGTCAACCTTCATATCTATAACATTCCACCATAACACTCTATATATTGCATGTTCCTCATAACAGGTAAACTCCTGAACAAATCTTCCTGTATCTTTTAGTTTATCATCCTCAACAATGTAAGCACCGTTAACCACCTTAAAATCTAAGTATGTATTCTCACTTACACGCTCACGTAATAAGTAGAATGTATCCTGTCCAATTGTCCCACTAAAGAATAAGAAGTTTCCTGATATGCTTCCGTTTATCTCTTGTTGTGGTGGGGCTACAGATACCAGTTCTCGTTCTTCTACTACTGTTGTGTGGTTAACATCCTCAGACTCACCATCAACTCCATAACAGAAGAATAGTACAAACAGTACTACAGCTATAAATTGAGGCCTATTGTCCCAATCTGCAAATATTATGATAAATATAGTACATAATATAAGAAATACTGCAAACGATATTAATTCCATTATTTTCTCCTATTTAGATATCCAAGACTTGTCACGTTCTTGTAACAATATTTCCATATAAGCTAATGAATATGTTTCATTCTCAGGGATGCTTCTATCCCCCTTCAGATAACGTTCTTCAAAATAGCTAACATCTGTCCCAGTAAGACTACAGACTTCCATAGCACGTTGTATAGCCTCATATGGGCGTATATATTTGTCTGCCAATACTTGTGCCATATACCAAGGGAAATCCTCCTTGTCCACATCACTCAATACTTTAATACTGTGTGAGTCATATTCTTTAAATTTATCATGTGTTTCATCTGACATGATACCAGCATTGTGTAAACCGTCTGCTGTCTTTAATATTGATTTTGTAATATTACTCATTGTCTTCTCCTTTAATTATAGGGAACCCAAAACTTTTATAATCATCCTCTGTCCACGTCTCATCTGTTTCTTGTGGCACCACTACCTTCTCCATTACAAATGGTTCAGTCATATCAAGCACATCCTCAATCTTGCATAACAAATC